CAACTCTTATTGGACTGGTTGTGTTCTATATCGGCCTTAAAATGTTTTCCGGTGGAATGAAATCCATGGGAAACATTGAACATTTAGCATGGTTTACTGGTAACTATATCTACATGTTCTTTGGTGGTATTGTCATGACATTATTATGGCAATCATCAAGTCTATCTACTACTGCAATTATTGCCCTTGTGGCATCAGGCGCTGTCCCCCTACCTGCTGCAATTGCCGCTGTTCTTGGCGCCAATATTGGAACAACCGGTACAATTTGGTTGGCGGGACTTCTAGTTTCGGATGGTATGCCGAAAGGCGATACCCTTCGAATTGCTATGGCTCATACAGGTGTAAATCTTTTTATGGCTCTTACTCTCCTACCATGGGTTCATCATATAGCCCGATTCCTCGGACGTTTCTAAGAAGATAATTTATATTCAAAGTTTTGTGATGTATGATTAATGCTAATTAATTTTGCACCATTGCTAATATGAAAATGTGTAGCCATTGGTGTTAATGGCGAAAGTGTAACTAATTTCTCTATATGAGAAAACTTCTTACAATGTTCAGATAACTTTTTTACAATCTCTCTTCCTGCACCTCTTTTACGTGACCAAACAGTATAGGCTACTGCTATATTCGGGTCTTGTTTAAAATGTGCATTCTGACTCATGAGATCTAATTCTTTTACATTATGGGGTACATCATTTGTATAGGCAACACAAATAATACCTTCAATATTATCTTGATATTTTAAACCAAAAATTTTACGATCATAGTCTAATCTAAAATCTACATCAAGTTCAGGTCTTACAGGATCTTCTGAAACATCAATATAATCGAGTTCAACGAGTTCAGTTCCCTTTACCCATTTAAAAAAGTTATCCATTTTGTCTTTAAAAATCTTCATTGTCGCCTTCATATATATAATCTTTCTAATTTTTTTTCAACTATTTTGCTAAGTCATTGTTTTTGTTGAATATTTTTTTTAACTTTTTTGCATTTTTTTATGTACAAAGCCAAAAAAGTATGGTATAATATACTTATAAAATGAAAAAAGACATTAAAATGAGGAGAATGAAAATGCAAAATTTAAGAAACCTAATTAAAGATCTCGAGAATCAAGCTAAGTCCGAGTGGGCTATCAAAGAAGATATGGCTGATATGTACAATCAAGATGCCCTAGATACTGAAATTGTACTTCACGCCATCTTAGCTGATAATTTAGATCTAGCCGAATCAGCACTCTCAAGAATGGATACTCTTCCAAGAGATAATGCTATACTAGCCATCATCGAAGATAAAGGTGCTGGCTGGACTATGGAAAAATTAGGTTGGTATATGTAATATGATGCTAGATAGAGAACATGGTTCACCATTTGATAGAGGTGGCGCAGATAGTTACTACCAAAGATCTTTCGATCCTCATTATTGGCCATCAGGTACAGGTAATGGATTTCGAGTAGAAATGTATGAAATGACCGCAGAAGAAATTGTTGCATATACACGAGGTTATAATCAGAACGAAGAAGCAGGTAATTTTAAAGTTTATTAACGAAATTCTCCGAACCCATCCTTTCATTTTGTTCTCCTTATCGGGTTCGGAGAAACTTTTTTCAAACTATTTTACTAAGTGATTGATATGATTGAATATTTTTTTTAAATAAAATGAAAAAAAAGATGTACAAACACTAAAAACTGCTGTATAATGGTACCATAAAATGAAACAGACATTGAGGAGAAAAATATGTCAAAAATTATAATCACAAAAAATATGTCTTCAGACGAAAGACTTGAGGCTCTAAGAAAAGCTACTAAGAAATTCAATAAGAAGATGAATAGAAACGCTTCTGTCAAAAGAGACGAAACTTCTTTTATGGATAAATTTGCCGATGGTAACATCTATGCATGGACTGATGCACCTAAGTATTTAGATGAATATTATGGTGAAAAAGTTCGCGATCAAAAAGAATATGAATCATCAGAAGGATGGAACTAATATGTCGGCATATCCGAATATATTAGAATTGAAGCCAAATCAATTATGTACATATTATTTGACTTCATCTTATCTGTATTATAAAGAGGATCTCAATGTACTTACAGATGCTGATTATGATTTATTATGCAATCGCCTTTATCAAAAGTATGACGAGGTAACGCATCCGCATAAAAATTTAATAGATAGAGAATCACTTGGTGCTGGTACTGGATATGGTTTAGAGCAATATCCTACACGTGTAAAAATGGCAGCGCTATGTTGGTATAATGAATGGAAGGAGGAAGATAATGCAACAAGTTGATAAAGTCACGCCACGTCACGATCTTACATGGTATGTAAAATGGATATCTTGTTTCTTTGTATTAATTGCTGTAGCTTGTCGTAGTGTTGAAGAAGTTCCAAAAATTTATGATGTAATATTCAGTCTTACCGGTACTGTAGGTTGGTTATGGGTAGGATACATTTGGCATGATAGAGCTATTATGATTTTAAATGGTGTATTATCATTTTTATTAGCAACAAGTATATTGAGGTATATGGTATGACGATGCATTTAGTACGTGGTATGTCGAGTATAAATACAAAAAGACGTAAACAAAATAGAAAACCAGGATGGGAAAAAGCAGAAGCTGCACATAATGCTTGGTTGATGAAAAACGGCGTTCATCCTTCACAGTTGAAAAACAAGGAGAAAAGTAGTGGCGCAAGTATTCCAAACTATAGAGCGACACGTTCGACAATCAAAACGTCAGATACAATCACAGCAATTCAGGGTAAAAAACAAACCAACGAATATACTGGATCTTATATTACAGGAATTGCGCAGATGCACAAATCAAACTCAGTCCCTGTTGGTAGAGGAACTGATCCAAAAATATACGCACAAATGAGGAGAAATTAATGGCTATTGAAACACCTTTAGAACTAAAACTTGAAGCGTCTAAACGACCAAGAGATGAATATATTCATAATTTATGGAGGATTCAAATTGACCTACATCCTGATGGATATTGGACATGGATGATTGAAACTGAAAATAACGGTCCTGTATATTTTCATAATACAGACTCGCGACCCACTTATGGTGAAATTCAGAAGTGGATTGCAGATCAGTCTTGGAGCTAGACAATGTCTATCGCCAAGGCAACACTTATGTGTTTAGCGCTTAATGCGTATTGGGAGGCACGCAACCAGAGCTATGAAGGTATGGTTGCTGTGAATCAAGTTGTTATGAATCGTGTTGCTTCTAATATGTATCCAGATGACGCATGTGAGGTTGTCTTTCAAGGACCTACAAGACCATCTTGGAAAGATCCAGAAAAAGAATATCCAATTAAAAATCGTTGTCAATTTAGTTGGTATTGCGATGGAAAATCTGATGAGATTAAAAAAGAAAATGAAGAAAACCTTGAAGCATGGAGAAATGCAGTTAAATCTTCACTTCAAGTTATGATGCGAGATTACAAAGACTTAGTTGATGGTGCATTATGGTATCATGCAGATTATGTTCAACCTAAATGGACAAAGAAAATGCAACAAACTACAGTGATTGGTAAACATATTTTTTACAAAAAAAATGAAAAAAAGTAAAAATAACTGTGTACAAACCCTCAAAACTGCTGTATAATATATGTATAAAATGAAAAATTGAGGAGAACAATATGTACATTAAACCAAATAATAATAAGAACTATATCGCTACTATCTCGACTTCAGATGAATCAGATATGCAAAATCTTAAAGAATTAAGACATTCTATTTCTATGATGAATAAAGGTGAATGTTGGGGAACACATCCAAACGGAATTCACATTAAAAAACGCATCGAAGTAAAAGGTCGTGGTGCTAAAGTCAAAATGAAAACACCATCATCAAAAGGTCCTGTACAATATACTTATTGGGGATCAGTAGTCGGTGGTATTTCTAATGCTAAAGAATTAGACGTGTACATTTATAATAGATAATCTCATGACAATTACAGCATTAAAAGGTAAAAAAATAAAAAAGAGAGCACCTAGAGCTCGAGCTCGTACTGGTCTAAATGCTTCACCAGTTGAAAAAGGTTTAGGTGCTGTCAAGTATTATTTTCAAGTTGAAGTTGATAAGAAAAGTATTGTTGATCAACAGAAAACTTTTATTAAAAAGAATTTTAATAAAACGGATGCAAAATATATTTTAGCAAATGCCGAATATCATTTTGTTCATCCATATATGGGTGCCATTGCCTTTTGGTATAATACTGGGCAAGAGGTATCTGAGAGATCAGAGGAGGCGAAAGCCCATCTGATGGAGAAGTATGCTGAACTACTTCAAAGTGGTAAGGCTATATATAATGCCAAAAAACAATCGTTGAGTGATAACGAAAAAGTTATTACGCTCTCTCCTCAACAACGATTACAAAATAAGATCAATAATACGATTATTCAAGATCTCCTTTCTCTTGAAGACTCGTGGATCGAAGGTGAAAAAACTTCTCTAGACGTTTACCAAGCTTTTGGTAAACATGGATTAAGTGGATCTGCCACTATTCCAGTACGTATGATGATTGAGGGATGGTTGCTTGATTATGAAGATGCTTATAATAAGCAATGTGAACAAGCAGTAGAAGGCTATTCGCATATATCGCGACCTGAACTCAATCGTCGTATTAAAGAATGTCAGGCTATGTTAGCTGATCTCGATAGAATTAAAGCAAAACAGAAAGCTACACGTAAAATTAGAATTCCAAAAGTAGCTTCTATTGATAAACAGATATCTAAACTTAAATATAAGAAAGAAGATACTGAATATAAGATTGTGTCAATTAATCCAGCACATGTTGTTGGTAAAGTCAGATTGTTTGTATTCAACACAAAGTATAAACAATTGACTTATTATGAAACTGGAGATCCAAAAGGTTTTATAATTTCTGGTTCAACTATTAAGAACTTTGATTCAGAAACAAGTACGAGAATAACTTTAAGAAAGCCATTAGACTTTCTGCCGATTGTGTTAAAGAAAACACCACTTCAAATTCAAAAAGAAATTGGTAATTTAACAACAAAGGTAACAAAAGCAAATGGAAGAATTAATACAGAAACTATTTTATTAAGGGCATTTTAATGACAATTGAAGAAGAATTTTTAACTAAATCTAAATTTACATCATTAGTTGAATCAACAGTGAGTGAATTAAAAATTAGTTATATGGACGCAGTATTACATCTCTGTGAAAAGAACGATCTTGAACCAGAAGATATGAAGAAATTTGTCTCACCAATTATACGAGACAAAATAGAAGCCGAGGCAATGGCTTTAAACTTTTTGCCAAAACAAAATACACTTGATTCAGCTTTTGCTGATTAAAAGTATAAATAACAGTGTACAAAGACACATGAACTTTGTATAATATTACAGTAACATATTTCAGCTATACGAGGAAAAATATATGTCATTTGCAAATCTAAAAACTAATCGCGACTCAATCTCAAAACTTATTCAAGCAGCGGAAGCCACTGGCGGTGGTGGAGAGAAGAAGTCGTATACTGACGAAAGAATCTGGAAACCAACAGTAGATAAAGCAGGTAATGGGTACGCAGTACTTAGATTCCTACCAGCAATGGAAGGACAAGAATTACCATGGGTTAGATATTGGGATCACGGATTCAAAGGACCAACCGGTTTATGGTATATTGAAAATAGCCTTACATCTATTGGTCAACCCGACCCAGTCGGTGAACTTAACTCAAGGCTTTGGAATACAGGCAATGAGGCTGATAAAGACCGAGCAAGAGATCAAAAAAGAAGATTGCATTATGTTGTAAATGCACTTGTGCTTCAAGATCCATCTGCACCTCAGAATGAAGGAAAGGTGTTCATCTATAAATTCGGTAAAAAGATCTTTGATAAAATCATGGATTCTATGCAGCCTGAATTTGCTGATGAAAAGGCGGTCAATCCTTTTGATTTCTGGGAAGGTGCTGAATTCAAACTCAAAATCAGAAATGTTGAAGGTTATAGAAATTATGATAAATCTGAGTTTGGTGGTACATCATCCTTGTATGATGGTGATGATACGAAACTAGAGGCTGTTTACAATCAGCTTCATGATCTATCAGAGTTTTCTGATCCAAAGAACTATAAGACTTACGATGAGCTTAAGTTAAAACTAGCTAAGGTTCTTGGTGAAGATGTAGTTAATTCTGGTGCACCAACAATGGCGCAAACTGCTCAAATGAATGAGCCTGCTCCTGCACCAATTACTCCAACTACAGCAGAAGATATCCCATCAGAAGATGATGACACTATGTCTTATTTTGCGAGATTAGCAAATGAAGACTAAGAATATCTTTCATAACTTTTATTCAGAGGACGGTACCCGAGAGGGTACTGTCTTCAAATATCCTAATGATGAAGCTTGGTATGTTGATTGCTATGAGCATGGACATTTATCGCAAACTCGAAAGATGGAAACCGATGGTGTTCTTCATAGTGAACAGTATGCAGAAGATTGTGCAGAGAATTGGGTATTTAAAATTTTTTAAATAGAAATAGCTCCACGATAAATGTATGGATCCATACTATCATACGCATTAGTTTTATAAACAAACCCTTGATTTTGATTAATTATATCACCTGTTCTTGAAGACTGATCAACTATTTGCATATTCGGCTGACCAAAACTTTGGAATCCAGAATTTTGTACTGCAGTTCCAGTTGTGCTTGGCACTGAACTTACGGATGAAGATTTTGAACTTAAATCTATTTCTCCAAATTTGTAAAGACTTTCGGGGAATGGATTAAAATCAACAGTTTTACCACCAATCTTGCCGAATCCGGGTATGTTTACTTCAGGTATTTTAATTTTAAACATATCTTCTGGTGGTAAAATTGCACGAATAACCTTTTGCAAAAATTGCAATGGTAAACTTTTAAACGTGTTTATTAATGGAGCAAACGCTTCTCTTGCATCTGAAAACGCTAGTTTAAAGAAATTTTTAACAGCTTCAAAAGCTGGATCAACTAAGTCAGTTAAACTAAATTCTCTTAGTGTTTTTGCAAATGATTTAAATCCAAGTTTTTCTGCGATAAACGCTGGAAGATCAATAAAGATCAAATCAATAGCGTCAGTAATTCCTTTAATTACTCCTTTAATACCACCTTCGAAACCGCTTAACAATTTCTTTTTAAATTCACCTTCTTTTTCAGATTTAAATCCTTCCACAAATCCGACGAAAAAATCAATAATTGAAAGTAATATTTGAACAAACGGTCTTGCCACAAGTTTTACAAATCCTATAAGAGGAGTTAATAAAGGCTTAAAAACTCCTGCAACATTTTTTAGAAATTCAATAATTGGTGTAAGCACATCTTTTGCGGCTATAACTGTTCCTTTAATTCCTTTTACAATTGGCTCAAAAAATTGACCAATTGCTTTGAAAAAATTACGAACTGGTTCGAAAAAAGTTGATATTGCTGTTTTGATTCTTATTGCATCCGCCGCCATATCTCCAAAACCTACTACTGCAAAGGTTTTTAGAGCTTTTAAAAGACCATCGGGTAAAGCAAAGAATGCAGCTCTAATAGCTTCTGGGAGTTTAGTTAAAGGTCTGAATACTTCTAATATAGTGTCTGTTATCCGAGTAATAGTTTTAATCAAACCAAGAAATCTTAATCTAAAACTATTAAGAATTCTTAAAATTGGCACTGCTCTTAAGGCATCGTCAAGTCCTGTAAAACTTGCAGTAACAGCAATTAGTGTCGCTCCAAGAGCTGACAAGGCTGGAGCTAAACCGGCTAAACCTAA